CAGTTGGCAGGTGATCTATGCCGTTTGAAACCCCTTCGCTGCCGGTGCTGATCAAACGCACCCAAAGCGACCTGGCCGGCGACTCGCTGCGCCAGTCCGATGCGCAAGTGCTGGCCCGTACCCTCGGTGGCGCGGCTTATGGTCTGTACGGTTATCTCGACTGGATTGCCGAACAGATCCTGCCCGACAAGGCCGACGAGTCGACCCTTGAACGCATCGCCGCACTGCGCCTGAACCAGCCACGTAAACCCGCGCAAGTCGCCACCGGTAGCGTCAGTTTTACCGCTACTGCCGGCGCGGTGCTCGACGCCGATACGCTGCTGCAAACCAATGACGGCCGCACCTACAAAGTCACCGCCGCGCGCATCACGGCCAATGGCAGCAACACCACCACGATTGCCGCGCTGGATGCCGGCAGCCTCGGCAATGCCGACGCCGGGCTGGCGCTGACACCGGTGCAGCCGATTGCCGGTGTGGTCGGCAACAGCTTTGTCGTGCTGGCGCCGGGACTCAGCGGCGGCGTGGCGCGGGAAAGTCTGGAGTCGCTGCGCTCGCGGGTGATTCGTTCCTACCGCGTGATTCCCCATGGCGGTTCGGCCAGCGACTACGAGACCTGGGCACTGGAAGTGCCGGGCGTGACCCGCGCCTGGTGTCGTGGCGGCCTGCTCGGGCCGGGCACCGTGACGGTATTCATCATGCGTGACGAAGACCCGCAACCGGTGCCCAACGATGAGCAATTGGCGGAGGTTCAGGCGTACATCGAACCGCTGCGTCCGGTGACCGCGGAAGTGCACGTGCAGAGGCCGATTCAGGTGCCGGTGGTGTATCGCTTCAAGAGCGTCAACCCGGACACCAGCGCCGTGCGCGCTGCGGTTGAGGCGCAACTGCGCGACCTGCACAACCGCGAGGCCGATCTGGGCGTGCCGTTGCTGATCAGCCATATCCGCGAAGCCATCAGCAGCGCTGGCGGTGAGTACGATCACACGCTGACCGCGCCGGCTGCTGACGTGCCTGCCGGGCAAAGCGAACTGCTGACCTTCGGAGGTTGCGTATGGGGGGCATAAGAACCGCCGCGCAATATCAGGCGCAACTGCGCGCCTTGCTGCCCAGTGGCCCGGCGTGGGATCCGGAGCGCGTGCCGGAGCTGGAAGAAGTGTTGCAAGGCGTCGCCGTCGAACTGGCGCGCCTCGATGCCCGCGCCGCCGACCTGCTCAACGAGATGGACCCGGCCGGCGTCAGCGAACTGGTGCCAGACTGGGAACAGGTGATGAACCTGCCCGACCCGTGCCTGGGCGCCACACCGCTGTTCGACGACCGCCGCCTCGCCGTACGCCGGCGCTTGCTCGCGGTCGGCAGCCAGGCTGTCGGTTACTACATCGACATCGCCAAAAGCCAGGGTTACCCCAACGCGACCATCACCGAACTCGAAGCCCCACGCATGGGCCGCTCGCGTTTCGGCTCGGCGCACTGGGGCACGTGGGAAGCGCAGTTCATGTGGACGCTCAACACCGGCGGGCGCTTGTTGCTGGGTCGGCGTTTCGGCGCGAGCTATTGGGGCGAGCGCTTCGGCGTTAATCCGGGCTCGGCACTGGAATGTCTGATTCATCGCAGTGCGCCGGCGCATACCAAGGTGCACATCAATTATGACTAGGGAGGAATGAGCCATGGATTATCCGAACAGTGTGCCCAGCGCCGGCTTGGTGAATGGGAAGTTTGTCGATGAGAACCCGATGACCGGAACCCCGGGGTCGCTGATCCCGGCGGATTGGGGTAACGGAGTTACCCAGGAAATTCTCAATGTGATCAATGCGGCGGGTCTGACGCCGGACGAGAAAAAATACGATCAGTTGCTGCAAGCGATTCAGTCGGTGACGGCCAAGGGCTGGAATCAGGATCTGGCGTTGCCGCTGGTGGCATTGCCGCTGCCGACGGTGGCCACCGCCGATGGTCGGTTGACGGTCAGCCCGGCTGCGGCATCCACCAGTGGTGGCAGGGTTTCGATTGTGGCAGGCACCTATATCAGCCTCGGTCAGGAAGTCGTGAATGGTCAGTTGGGTCGTTCGCGCACGTTTGTGACGTCGGCCTGGAGCAGTGCGGATCTGTTGCCCAGCAGCCATTACTTTCTACGCGCGCAAGTCTCTGGCGGTGCGCTGACGTTCTACGTGCAGCGTGGCAACATCCATGACGTGACGCCCGAGTCGTTGAAAGGAACGGTCAACGGTGCCGCCGGTGGCGGCTTCCAGTCGACGGCACTGGACATGTGCCTGGCCTGGATCGTGACCGGCGCACCGGGCTCGGTGCCCACGGTTCGAACCATCTACAACCGTGCGCGCTTGACCTGGACTCAGACGGTCAACGGCACGGGCGCGATTTTCCTGCCGCTGGATCCTCATGCTCGTTCTGCACGATTGGTTGCCGGCAATCCAACGCCGTCCTCGACGGCAGTGACATCGGTTGCCTTTCCGTCAACGGGATGGGCGGGCGGTAACTATTGCTTCCTGTCGCCCATGATTGCTGGCAGCTCCAATAACGCCGGTGGCTGGAACCCCGCAACGGTTTCCCCTTGTGTGTTGTTCACCAACAACATCGTTAACGACGTGACGGTTTCAACGCTTGCCGCCAGTTTCGATCATGCCAATTTGCGCTCGCTGTGGCAGTGCTATCAGGCAGAGCACAACCTTGGTCAGTCGAACGCCGAGAGTGATGAACTGCTACTGAGCATGGGCATCAAGAGTCATCCGGTCACTGATTACAGCGTCGGGATTGCGATCAACTTTGCCGATGCCGTCAACGTCCAACTGTCGTGGGAGCTTATTCGATGATCGTGATTCAGGAACTTCATCAGTTCGACGGCGAAATGCGCCTTCCTCAACCTTCTGCCGCCCATGACTGGGACGGTGTGGCATGGGTTCTGAACGCAGACAAACAGACTGAATTGAATGCGCAGGAAGTTGAACAGATTTGCGTCAAAGTTGACGCCGCTGCCGACAGCACTCGCATCGCATTGGCCGGCGACCCGCTCAAAGCCATGGAATACGCCCAGGCCGCCGCCGACGCCCAGGCCTATCAGGACGCTGGTTACCCGAAAAAGGAAGTGCCGCTGTCAGTCGCCGCGTGGGTGGTCAAAGGGCGCACGGCCAAACAGGCCGCCGAGCAGATTCTGAGCAAGGCCGATCAACTGACCGACCATCTGCTGGCGCTGCGTACGCTGCGCCTGAAGGCCAAAGCGCAAATTCGCGCACAGGCAGCCAAGGGCAACATGGACCTGGCGCGCAGCGCTGGTGACGAAGCTTTGGTCGCCATTCGCAAGTTGGCCAACGGCCTTTCCGGCTAAGCCGAAAACCTTCATTCAGCGTCACCCAAGCCCACTTCGTTGTGGGCTTTTTATTTTCAGAAAACGGACCGTGGACAGGCACGCAGAAGAAGCTGTGTCGACGCCGGTCATTTGTCATTTCAAAGGAACGAGCAACCTATGGATTATCCAAAAAGCGTCCCCAGCGTCGGCCTGGTCGATGGCCGCTTCGTCGATGAAAACCCTGTGGCGGGTACGCCGGGGTCGTTGATCCCGGCGGTGTGGGGCAACAGTGTCACTGAAGAAATTTTGAGTGTGGTTACAGGGGGTGGGTTGGTGGCCTCAGAGGCGGACACCACTCAGTTGTTCAAGGCGATTCAGTCAATTGTCGGCAACGCCAGCCCGATGCGTTCGATCATCACTCGCCTCGCCGCGACGAAGACACTCACCGAACAAGAACTTGGCCTGGTACTGATCGATGGGGGCACCGCGCCCATGACTGTGACATTGCCAGCGGCCAATGCTGCTCTGGGTGTGCGCGATGTGATTGTTCGTCGTATGGATAACTCGGTTAACCGGTTGGTAGTCCAGGCATCCGGCGGCGACCGGATTAGGTTTCATACACATCTGTCGGCGAACGGCTATCCGTTTCTGGTGCTGATGGGCGGTGGGGACTGGTGGCAGTTGCGCAGTGACGGTGCTGGCAGTTGGTGGCCGGTTGGACGCTTCGACAATACCCCGCTGGGCAGACCCTCGTTTGAAACCACAATGGCGCTGAATCCTGGCGGTTATGGCCTGCTCAACGGTAACTTTTTCAAGCGTGCGGAATGGCCTTGGCTGTGGGACTTCGCCCAGGCTTCGGGAGTCTTGACGACAGAAGCGGCCCGATTTACCCGAGAAGGTGCGTGGACCACTGGCGACGGTGCGTCGACCTTTCGAATCCCCGAGGTTCGCGGTGAATTTCTGCGAGTCCTCGATGAAAACCGGGGTATGGATGTTGGGCGAGTCGTTGGCAGTTTGCAGAACCATGCACTGCAAAGCCACAACCACTACTTGCCGACCGGTACGGGTTCTTCCAACCGTCCTGCGCCTGCTATCCCCGATACCGTCTGGAGTGTTTCCAGCGACGTCAATTTTTATCCCACCAGCGGAACCATTGCGACGACCTATCCCAACCCGGCATTCGACTCCGACACATTCATCGGCAATATCGGCATTTTCGCCGGCGAAACCCGACCGCGAAACATCGCCCTTCCCGCGCGAATCAAACTGATCTGAGGTGACCATGTTCAATTATCTGATAGATGACAGCGGTGCCCTGGTCGGCCCTGTCGAGTTCCCGCTCGTGCCGGGAATCGGTCTGCAACTGCCCAGCAATGCGGTGACGCTAAGCATCGAACTGTCGCCGGCGCCCGAGGGGTTCGCCTGGGCCTATGACAACGGCTCGCTACAACAGCAGATCGATTGCCGCGGCGATGTTTATCGAACTGACACGGGCATCCGGGAAACCTGGACCGCACTGGGCGAGTTGCCGGAAGGCTTCACCCGGTTGCCTTGGCCAGGTGGCTTTCACGTCTGGGTGGATAACGCCTGGCGGGTCGATGAAGTTGCGCAACTGGAGGATTGCAAACGCATCGTTCTCGCTAAACGTGATGCCTTACTGCGCGACGCCGTCCTGCGCATCGCGCCCCTGCAATACGCCGAAGACATTGGCGAGGCCAGCCATGACGAACAACTGCTGCTGATCGAGTGGAAGCTCTACAGCGTCGAGCTGAACCGCATTGAAAAGCAGGGCGGCTTTCCCGAAAACATCTCATGGCCGGTGGTGCCTGGCGCCGCTGTCGCTGACTGAACCCGCACAAGGAGTCGTGCAATGGATTATCCGAAAAGCATACCCGGTGTGGGACTGGTCAACGGTGGCTTCATCGATGAAAACCCCGTCGCCGGAACACCGGGTTCACTGATCCCGGCCGTGTGGGGCAACAGCGTCACGCAAGAAATTCTCAATGCGATCAAGGCTGCCGGATTGACCCCGGATGAAGCCAAAACCGATCAACTGGCCACAGCCATCGGCGCCCTCGTTGATTTCACCAAACTGAAAAATACCCCAACCACGTTGGCTGGTTATGGCATCACCGATGCGGTGGGGCGGTTGCTGGGAGTTCGACAGTTCGAGACGGTCGGGATCACGGTTTACAAGCCCAACCCAAGAGCCCGGCGCATTCGTGTGCGTCTGGTTGGAGCCGGTGGCTCGGGGGGAGGCTGTGCACCGGTGGCGGCGGGTTATCACAGCATCGGCGGTGGCGGTGGTGGTGGCGCCTATGGCGAGAGCTTGTATGACATAAGCGCGGAAATGATGGCCGGCGTGCCGGTTTCACTGGGAGCGGGTGGCGTCTCACGTAACGCGATGGGGCAGGCCGGTGGTGGTGCTTCTTTTGGCAGCTACATGAGCGCGGCGGGAGGCATGGGCGGGCAAATCCTGACCTTCCCCGTGACAGCCACGGCAGTCGGCTTCGTTCAGGGTGGCGCCGGAGGGCAAGCCGTCACGGGTGGCAACCTGGCTAACGCACGTGGAGTGGGCGGTGGTTACGCCATGTACAACGCCAATTGGGGCGTATTGGCCGGAGGTGGCGGGGCGAGCCCGTTTGATGGCGGTGGCCCGTTGATGGGCCTCAGTGGCCCCGGTACTTCAGGGAGCCGAGGCTCGGGTGGCAGCGGTTCTTGTTCGACCAGTGCGTCCGCCTCTGTCCTTAGCGGTGTCGGCGGCAACGCCTTCTGTGAAATCTGGGAGTACGAATAATGGCCGTTTATGCACGGATCGAGAACGGCGTAGTCGTCGAACGGATCGACACCGGTGACTACGCAATCAGCCAACTGTTCGCGCCGTCTTTTGTCGAGTCGATGGTGCGAGTACCGGAGGGGCAGGAAGTAGAAATCGGCGGGCCGATCAGCAAGTTGACAGTGGCTGTCGAACCACTGCCCGCGCAGCAAAGTCCGGTGATCCTCCAGGAGCCGGTTGCTGTAGACCAAGCGCCTGCCGCAGCGGAACGCAGCTGGCGTCAGGCATCCCTTTCAGCGACCGAATGGCTGGTCACTCGCCATCGCGATGAGCAGGAACTGGGGCGCGGAACCTTACTCAAGGCTGCGCAATACCTGGAACTGCTTGAGTACCGGCAAGCGCTGCGCGACTGGCCTGATTCCAGCCATTTTCCGGGAGTGGTTTCCCGTCCGGCTGCGCCGGGATGGATGGTCAGCGTTTCTGGCTGAAACTGTAGTTAATGCTTTGAGAATGGAGAAGACTGATGGATTACCCAAAAAACATTCCCAGCGCCGGCCTGGTGAATGGCAGGTTTGTTGATGAAAACCCTCTTACCGGAACGCCAGGTTCGTTGATTCCGGCGAGTTGGGGCAATGCCGTTACGCAGGAAGTTCTGGAAGTCATCAAAGGCTCAGGAGCAGCCGCTGATGAAAGTGATAACACTCAACTTAAAGCGGCCATTGATACGCTTATAGCGAGGAAGCAAAGCGAGAGTCTTGCAAGTCAGGACGAAGCCGAATCCGGCGCCAGCACTACCCGGCTGATGACGCCGTTAAGAGTCTTTCAAGCCATTGCGAAAAAAGTGCAACAGGCCACAGAGTCCCTCGTAGGAACTGCAAAAATCGCCTCTCAGGCAGAGGTTAACGCCGGGGTCAGTGACACATCTATTGTGACCCCTAAAAAGCTCAGACTCGGCTTCATGGTGAGGTTAGGGGCATCGGGCTATGTTGTTTTTCCTTCGTGGATGGGTGGCGTCATTATCCAATGGATCAGTGGCAGTGCCAGCCAGGCAGGCAATAGTAATTATGGTGATGTAAACCCATGGCCATTGATGTTTCCCAACGCATTATTTCTCGCAGTCGCTACCCACGAGGGCACTTCATCAGCAACTTTACTGGTCTGGAACAACGCGACGATCAGTCGGCTGGCGGGCATCAATGTTCGCTGTCCTGATTATCCGACAGGTTCCATTGCTGCTCGAGTAATCGGTATAGGGTACTGAACATGTATTATTTTTCTCCGCAAACTTCTGGCTTTTATCATTCAGATCTACACGGTGCGAACATCCCCGCTGACGCGTTTGCGTTGAGCGATGGCGAGTATTGCGCGCTGGTCTCTAATGCTCCCGCAGGGACAGTTCTTTCACTGAACGCTAAAGGGCGTCCAGAGCGGGTGGTATTGGCTGGACAAACCACCAATGCCACAGAAAAGTTCTGGCGCGACAAGGTTCTGGATCGTACTCAATGGCTGGTCCTTCGCGATGCCGAAGAACTGGAAATGGGCGAGGGCACAACCTTGCGTACCGAGGAGTTCAAAGAGCTCCTCGCCTACCGGCAGGCTCTGCGCGACTGGCCCAATCATCCGGACTTCCCCGATGCCCGTTCGCGCCCTGTCGAACCTGACTGGCTTGATGGTTTGCTACAGGCCAATGGCTGAGGAATCGACATGGACTATCCAAAAAGCGTTCCCAGCGTCGGGCTGGTGAATGGCAAATTCGTTAACGAAGACGTCGTCGCAGGATTGCCCGGATCCCTGATCCCGGCGACCTGGGGCAACAGCGTTACCGACGAGCTGTTGAACGTCGTCAAATCCGCCGGCCTTGAGCCGAGCGAAGCCGATGCAACCCAGTTGTTGCAAGCGGTGAAAAAACTCAGTCAGGCAGGTGAAGACAAACATGCCACTGACATCGGCGCGGCCAATCTCTACATGGCCAATTATGTGCCTGCCGTTACCGCATTGAAGGACGGCTTGGCGCTGCGCTTTACTGCCGGTAATGCCAATACCGGGGCAAGTACGTTTGCACCGAACGGGTTGATGCCCAAGCCACTGGTCAGTCTTGCAGCGAGTGCGTTGCGCCCTGCCGAGATTGTCGGCGGTAGTGTGTGTTCGGTGGTGTACAGCGCAGCACTGGATAGTTGGGTGCTGGTGTATGCGAGTGGTGGCAATGCTGCAAGTGGCCGGCTCTTGGGCATCAGGACATTTACCGCGTCCGGCATCTATGTGCCAGCAGTGGGAATGAAGAACGTATGGGTCACCATCGTCGGCGGAGGTGGTGGCAGCTCGGGAATCGGTGCGACCAACTCTACCCAGGTTTCCCTTACAGGCGGTGGCGCTTCCGGTAGCTACGCACAAGCCTGGTTATCATCTGCCGCGATCGGGCAAAGCCAAATCATTACCGTGGGGGCTGGGGGCGCGGCGGGGGTTGTCGGCACAGGCGGAGGAAGTGGCGGTACAAGTTCGCTGGGTTCATTGGTTACGGCCACCGGTGGTGGCGGGTCTCCCTGGAATTCTCCGCTCACGCTTCCTGGATTCGGCTTGTATGTAGGTGGTTTTCCCAGCCAAACCTCAAGTGGCGGCAACATTGTCAATTCGGCAGGTGCGGCCGGCAATCCAGGGATGTGCCTCACCGGATCAACACTTGCCGGGCATGGCGCAAACTCACCGCTTGGCAGTGGTGGTTATGCGAGTAGCGTCGCATTGAGTGTGGCTGCCCCCGGTTCCGGTTATGGTTCAGGCGCGGGCGGGATCGCTAACACAACCAATCAGCCGGGTAGACCGGGCGCAGCAGGCGCTCCCGGTGCCGTGATCATCTACGAGTACGCCTGATGAAAACCTACGCACGCATCACCCAGAACACCGTGGTCGAACTCTTCTCCACCGACGGAAATATGGCCGAGATGTTTCATCCGGATCTGCTCTGGATCGACATCACTGAAATCGCTCCGGCACCGCAAATCAACTGGACCGCCAACTTCGGTACCCTCGGTTGGGTGTTCGCATCCCCCGAAGAACTGACGCCGGACAGCACCCTGAAAACTCTGGCAAAAAAGTGGCTGACGGGCATTGGCCGTCAACCGTGATTCAATCGAGGCAATATCCAGGGAGGATCAAGCATTATGCAAATAACTGAAAACAACCTTATCGACATCATGCCCAACGCCCGCAGCCAAGCGGGCGTTTTTGTTTCTGCGCTCAACAGCGCCATGGCGCGCCGTCATATCGATTCGCCCAAACGTATCGCGGCATTCCTTGCGCAAATCGGCCATGAGTCAGGGCAACTGCGCTATGTGCGGGAACTGGGCAACAACCAATACCTGAGCAAGTACGACACGGGTACGTTGGCCTTGCGTCTGGGCAACACGCCGGAGGCTGACGGCGACGGGCAAAAATACCGAGGGCGCGGGTTGATCCAGATTACTGGCCGTTCGAACTATCGCCAGTGCAGCCTCGGTCTGTTCGGCGATGAGCGTTTGCTGTCCCTGCCCGAATTGCTCGAACAGCCGCAATGGGCTGCCGAGTCCGCGGCATGGTTCTGGGAGCAGAAAGGCTTGAACGCACTGGCCGACCGCGACGAGTTCAACACCATCACCCGGCGCATCAACGGCGGGTTGAACGGGTTGCAGGATCGCCTGGAAATCTGGGCGCGGGCGAGGGCAGTGCTATGCCAATCCCCTGGCGAATGATCGGCATCCTGTTGCTGGGCGCTGGTGCGTTTGCCGGGGCGTGGCAGTTTCAGGAATGGCGCTACGGTCGGCAACTGGCCGAGCAGGCCCGGTTAAACGCCGAAACGCTTAATCAACTGACGCAGACCGCCGCCACCGCGCAACAGGCCGAGCAGGATAAACGCCTGGCGCTGGAGCAACGGCTGGCGACCAGTGAACAAACCCACTACCGAGCGCTGAGCGATGCCCAACGTGATCAGGATCGCCTGCGCGATCGTCTTGCCACTGCTGATGTGCGCCTGTCAGTCCTTCTCGACGCCAGCGACGCTACCCCAGGCTGCAACATGCCAGCCACCGCCAGCCCCGGCGGCGTGGATCATGCAACCGTACGCGCCCGACTTGACCCGGCGCATGCTCAACGAATTATCGCCATCACCGATACCGGCGACCGTGGACTGATCGCCTTGCAGGCATGTCAGGCGTATGTCAGAGCGCTGGCGCCCGAACATTTTGAATGAGTCTGTGTATTGAAAGCGCAACCGGCTCGTGTACGGTGGAGGCATTCCACACGATCCGGAGCACGCCGTGAAAGAGATCACTCAACTGGCCGCCGACCTTGGCCGACGTCTGCAACTGCTCAATGCCCACGTCACCACTGCTGAATCCTGTACCGGTGGCGGAATTGCCGAAGCCATTACGCGGATCCCGGGCAGTTCGGCGTGGTTCGAGGCTGGCTACGTCACGTACTCCAATCGGCAGAAAACCCAGCAATTGAATGTGCCGACCGAGTTGTTCGAGTCGGTGGGCGCAGTCAGTCGCGAGGTCGTCGAGGCGATGGTGCGTGGCGCTCAGGAGAAAAGCCTGGCGCGATTTGCCGTAGCTGTCAGTGGTGTGGCCGGGCCGGACGGCGGTTCGCCGAACAAACCGGTCGGCACGGTGTGGCTGGCCTGGGGTGTTGGCGAGACAGTTACCACTGAGGTTCAGCACTTCCCCGGCAACCGCGATGACGTCCGCCGACAAACGGTGAAGGCCGCGCTAGAGGGGCTCCTGCGACTAGCGGCACGAGAAATCGAAAATCAGGGGTAGGCGATCCGCGAACGCTGTGGAATAATACTG